ATGATAGATAGAGAAACATTAATACAAACTTTTTTTCGTGAAAGAGGCATGTCTGAAAGAACAAAAAAGGGGTATGCCATACCAATAAAAAAATATGAAGATTTTACTAATTATTCTATAAATGAATTAATAGATATTGCTGAAAAAGAAGAAAATCAGAATATTCGCTGGAAAAATACTAAAACCAGAGAATATTTAATTAATTACAGAGAATATGTGTATTCAAATTTTAGTTTAGGTAGTGCACAATCATATTTCGGTAGAATTCTTACTGTATATAGGCATTTTGAGATTGAAATACCAAAATTACCTTATTATAGTACAAAAAACAGTCATCATTATGCTCCTATTTTGTATGACGATTTACCAGATAAGGAAATCTTGAAAAAATCTATTAATATTGCTTCACCTAAAATTAAAGCTTTAATTCTTTTTTTATCTAGTAGTGGAGTTAGTCGCATAGATGCATGTGATATTAGAATTAAAGATTATCTAAATGCAACAAAAGATTATCATCATTGTGACAATATATATGATGCAATAGGGGAAATGAATGATAAAGATGTAATACCTACTTTTTTTTTAAGGCGTAAAAAAACTAGTCAGGATTATTTTACTTTTTGTACACATGAAGCTGTTAATGCAATAAATGAATATCTTATAAGTCGAGAAGATGAATTAACATCAAACTCATCATTATTTGATATAAATTATCGATATTTTGGTAAATCTTTCGAAAGAATTAACAATAAATTAGAATTGGGTAAAGTAGGGGCTTTTAACAGATTAAGAGCACATATGCTTAGAAAGTATCATGCTACTCAATTATCTGATGCGGGTATGAGTACTGAAAAAATTAATTTGATTCAGGGTAGAAAAGTGAAAGGTATTGCTCATGAATCATATATTAGAATTAAAACTGAAACTGTTAAAGATGAGTATATTAAGGCTTTACCCTATTTAGTTGTCTCAGATGAGAATAAATTTAAAACAAAATTAGAACAGACAGAAGAGGAATTAAAAATAGTCCGTGAGGAAAATAAAGAGATTAAAAATAATATGAGAAAAGAAACTGAAAAAATTGTGAGTGAATTATTACAGGAGTATTTAGGTGAATGAACTATATTGCAATTTTTTGTATGTTTTGTTAAACATGAAAAAATAAATCCCATGTATTCTTATTTTTTGTGTTGTACAAAATTATATTAATCTGTAATATTTATTGAACATTTAATCAATTAGATTTATTTTATTTGAATAGATAACTATTTATATAAATAAACAACATAGAATATTAACAGAGATAAAAAGTATTTCAATAGGGGTAAATACTATGAGTTTTAATGATAAAATATATGAATATGCAAAAAACATGACAGAAAAATTGCAACATATAAATAATGAAGAAACAACAAAAACAGCTTTGATATTACCTTTTTTAGAAGTTATGGGATATGACCCAACAAATCCTGCAGAAGTAAAAACCGAGTATACCGCAGACCTTGGAGCTAAGCAAGGAGAAAAAGTAGATATAGCAATATTAACTGACAATCAAGTAAACATCTTAATTGAATGTAAATCAACAAAAACTACTCTAGATGAAACTCATATCTCACAATTATACCGTTACTTTAATATTACAGATGCAAAAATTGCAATCCTTACAAATGGTTTAATTTATAATTTTTACACAGACTCCCAGAAAAATGGATTGATGGATAAAACTCCTTTTTTTAAATTTGATTTTACAAATATCTCTGATAATAGCATAAATGTATTAGAAAAATTCACTAAAGAAAGATTTGATATAGATAATATTTTAAGTAGAGTGAATGATCTAAAATATGCTCATGATGTACATGAAGTAATTTATGATGAAATTAATTCTCCATCTGAAGAATTTGTTAAAGTTATTGCAAAACAAGTATATGGTGGTGTTTTAACAAAAAATATTAAAGATAAATTTTATAAAATTATTAAAAAAGAATTTAAAAATGTTATAAATGATGAAGTCGAAGATAAATTAAATCAAGCATTAAAAAATACAAAAGATACAGATGAAGAAGAATTTATAACAGATTCAGATGATATAATAACCACTGAAGAAGAAATAGAAGCATTTTATATAGTTAAATCGATAATTGGTGAAATAATAGATATGAATCGATTAACTTTCAGAGATTACAAATCCTACAGTGTTGTATTATTAGATAATAATAAATTATATCCAATATGCAGATTTTATTTTAATGAAAAAGATAAATTAAAAATAGGCTTTTTCGATTCATTTGAAAAAGATGATGGAGGTAGAAAAAAAGTTGATACTATAAGTATTCAAAATTTAAGAGAAATATATTTATATAAAGATAAATTAATTAAAACAGCAAAACATTATAAAAGGATAAAGAAATAGTTTTGAGTAAATTCTTGAAGAAAATGATTGATTATTGATGCGCCAACATATTATAACCAATCCTCCAAGAATTGGCTACATTGAAAAAAAAGTAAAATCTGAGAACGATATTATTTTTTTTATAGTAACCATTTACTAGTTTTGATTACTATACTATATAATTATATCGATTGTTTCTATATGTCTTTAGAAACTATAACTCTTATTTTATTGTTGTCTACATCCACTGACCATTTCATTTTATCTCCAGGTCTTACTTCTAAGATTTTTACAATCTCTTTAGGTATTCCTGCTTTTAATGATTTGGTATTGGGATTAGCATAATTTATTTTTGAAGTGTATTCGAACATTTTCATATTCACTCCTTTTATATATTATATTATTTATATATGTGATTAGGTGTATATATAAATATCTATTATAGTATATACCTAAATAGATACCTTTATATATAACAAATTTTAAACTAATAATAAGAATTAATTTCATGCGCCAACGAAATTGATTCAAAAAAAATTGAGAACGATATTATGATAAGAAAAAACAAAGGGGAAACCCTTGATAATGATACTTTCATTATTGAGAGCCCGGAAGAATACGATAGAATAAAAAGAGCACTTCATTTATATGAAGATGCTGAAAATGGGAATTTGACTAAAAAATTCTGCGAAAAAATGTTAGAAACTCATTCTGAAGGTGGTTTATATGTATAAACCATGCTTCGTTTACAAACAAAAAGACCAGTATTTCATTTTAGATATTCCTGGTCAAGTCTTTGGTGTAGGATCAACTCCAGAACAGGCAATTGCTGATGCAATGAGTAATGGAGTAGGACGTGATGAAATCGAGGGGGGATTCTAATGGATCCTGTCCTCTTCGGAAACAAACGAACAAAAGTTTACCACCAAAGTGGTTGTAGTCATATTCCTTCTACTAATAGGATAAAAGATTTAGTAGTTGACAATGAAGGAAATGTATATGATTTTCAGGGTAATCTCTATAGACCTTGCAGTTTTTGTCAAGGTCGAAGAGATAATGAACAGACCACGTTAGATTCCCAAAAGTTTGTGGTTTATTTTGAGGAGGGGGTCTAAAATGGATCCTGTCCTTTGGAGTTTAGATGTTCATTTAAGTAATGCTGAACCATATGATGACCCATATGAAGAAATTCCTATGCCAAATGCTGATGATATTAATGAAATGGCAGAGTACTATGGGGAAGAGTGTCTGAAGGAAATATATAACTCCATTTATAAGGAGGCTGCATAAATGCCTTCTTTATTTTATTATTTTTCTAATAAAGAGAAAAAGAGTCTTTATCCTCAAGTATCTTTTAAGGATTTTTTAAAAGGATTTGCTGAGGAATTTAAAATTATTTTTTGTATTTTATTATTTTTATGTTTTATAATTTTCGCATTTCAATATGCAAGCTATGGAGTGTTATAGTATGAGTGTTAATGAAACTTTAAGTATTCTTCAATCAAGTGAAACTATATTAAGAGAAACTAAGTCAAGATGCAGTAATGACCCGACCGCGTATAGATGTATTGATGAAAAAGGACACATTCAAGGGAGAGGTAATCCTTTCAGGTTAACTGTCCCTGAGATATTAGAAATTGATAGAAGGATTAAAAACTATGAATCAATTTCATCAATAGCAAAGGATTACCCTATCAGCAGTACAAGTATGAGAGAAACAATGAAAAAATTTTATTGCCACTTATTAGACCATGCAATAAGACAATATTACCACTACCAATGGGAGGAATAAATTATGTCAGATGATCCAAAAAGTGAGCTCTATAAAAAGATAATGCAGGTTCAATGCAATCTTTTTAATCATAAATTTAATAAATCAGGACATAATCAGTATGGAAAATTTGATTATTTTGAACTGGAAGACATCCTTCCAGTAGTTGTTAAAGAATGTTTTAAAAATGATTTAATTATCGAATTTGCTTTTTCTGAAAATGAAGCTTTATTAAAGATCAGGGATATTGGGGATCCTGGAGTCATAGTAACAAATAGGATTCCTTTCCCTGCAGTGGAAGAACTTCCTAGGATGAACATCGTTCAAAGCTTAGGTTCCTATTTAACCTATGCAAAAAGGTATCTATTATTGAATTCATTTCACATTTGTGAGGATTCATATATTGATTCTGATACTTTTACAGAAAATAAGAATGAAGAAAAAAAGAAACCAAGTTATCCTAATACTGTTACCCGTAAGAAACAGAGGGTTTATCCGCAGACTGTAGAAGAACATTTAGAATTCTTTGAAAAAAATATAAAAGAAGAAGGGAAAGAAGTCAATAGAAAAAATATGTTCATGGAAATTGGAAAATACAAAAAAAGAAATAAAGATTTTTCATCCATAGAAAAAGATGTTAAATCAGCATTCAATAAAAAATTCCCAATTGGAGGGAAATAATATGGTTTCTCCAGCAACATTGTTCAAAAATGCATCAAATATTCATGATGATATTATTAATGAAATTTATTTTTCTGATGATATGATTCAAATTGAAATTGAATCTCCATCAGGAAGTAGTAATGTTGTTACTGTTGATGAAAATGGAAATTGGAATTGTACATGTGAGAATTATTACTTCTCACATAATAAAGTTCCTGGGGAGTATTGTTGCAAGCATATTCTTGCAGCAATAAATTACATTTTTAATAAGAGGGGTCTTTATGAGTAAAAAAAGTGTTCAAGTATCTGCACGTATACATGAATGGCAAAATCAATTGCTCAAAAAGCAAGGTTTAACTGCTTATGATGCGATTGCTTTTTATTGTGATGCGAAATTTCAGGACCAAAAATTTCTGAAAACAAAAGCAAGAATTGTGAAAGATAAGTTAAATCAACTTAAGATGGATGAAATTGAGCTTGAACAACAGCTAGAAGAAATTGAAAATAAGCTTCATAAGATTGAAGTTGAGGATTATAATCAGAAAATGAGTGAACATGATTTATTATTAGGTCAATGTGTTTCAACATTAGATAATTTGATTAAAAATAAACATATTGATTTGGAACATGCTAAAATTTTACCAGCATTTACAGATGTAGTAGATCATGCTGCTAAAAAGTTAGGTAAGAATAGTTTGAGTTTTTATAATGAAGTTATTGGTGAATATGAGAAATGTTTTACAGGTGTGTTTAACATTTCTGAAAATGTATTATCAAATCAAATGTAAAACTGTCAAGTTTTACTGTTTTACATTTTGTTGTTAGTTAGTATTTTTTATTTGTTTTACATTTGTGTTTTACATTCATTACTACTACTACTACTACTACTACTACTACTACTACTACTACTACTACTACTACTACTACTACTACTAACTAACTAACTAACTAACTAACTAACTAACTAACTAAAATAACATTGTTATTAATTTATTTTATTTATTTTTATGTTTTATGATGAAAAAATCGGAAAATTGAGGATATATTATGAAAAATCGTGAAAATTTTAAGAAAAAATGTGATAATCTCACAAAGTTAATGGAATCATGTTTTGATGAAAACAACCCGGAAGATGGATTAACCTTTGATGAAAGGTTAGAAAAAAAACTTAATGAACCAGGAAAAGAAGGATTAAAAACACTATTTGAGAACCATATAAAATGAGGAATGTTTATGAGTTTTTTAATTTTTGTTTTACTTTTATCTCTTATTGGTTTTTTTGGTGCTATGGCATTATCATTTCTTGTAATAACTCTTGAAGGAGTAATGTAAAATTATGAACCGGGGATAGATATGAATAGATTCATTGATTTATGTTATGAAATTACAAAAAAAACTTCTGATGAGTTATGGAATTGTCCTAATTTTTTTGTTTTTAGAACCTTAGGTGAATATACACAGATAGATATGTTTAATTTTTCATTTACAATTCTATATAAAATAAGGGTTCCACGTAAGGAAATAGGATTATTCCTTAAAGTCCCATTAATTTTATGGGGTTATAATGCAGAAGAAAAAAAATTAAAATTAGAAAGAGGGGATTCTTATCTTAGATTCGAAGAGGAATTATCTAATATGATGAGGTTTGATTCTATTGTTTTTAAGAGGTATGACAAATGTAATTATCATATTCTTGAAGATGAGTTAAATCTTAATGAAAGGTTAAAAATTAGGAATAATGCATATTCAGCTGTTTTTGATACAAGATTAATCAAAAATGCAATTTTTAATAATGATTTAGATGAAGTAAGTTTAAAACTATGTCATGATGAGTCTCCATTATTAATAAACTATAATTATGGAGTATTTGATGTTTATGCTGTAATTGCACCTAAATTCTGTGATAGTAAACGTGTTTTGAGAGTGTGATATATGAAGTATATTAATCAAACAGGAACAAGATTTGAAAGAAAAGATAATTTATGTACATCATGTATGTATAATAAATTCTTCTTTTCTTTACCTTCATTTAAACATATTAACCGTTGCACTAAGAAGGGAGTTGTAACTTCAAGCTTGCAATTACAGTACTGTAAATATTATAAAAAGAGAAGAATTTTATCAGAGATAATTGTAGGAGTATAAGATATTTATGAATTTTAACGTTATTGAAAGTAGATCACGTGACCAGTACATAGAATTTGTTGATCTTTATAACAAAAGTGATATATCTAAATCAGAAATTCTAGAAAAATTGGGTATTGGTGGATATCAGTATAACAAATATTACAAAAGAGCAAAAGAGAACAATGACCTCACATGCTCGAAAGGTGGAAGACCAAGGAAGGGTATTTAGATGAAGTATACTGTGAAAGGTATAATATAGAGGAGGAATAGTAATGAAAATTTGTGACTTTGACGTGGAAAATGCAATGCATGATAGCGAATATAATGCAGATAAAGATGATATTCAATTAAATATGAGATACAAACAAAAATATGTATTCTTAGATATCGAAAATAAATTATACGAATTAGAAATAGAAGAAGTAACTAACTGTAGTTTCATTCTAAAATTAACAGATAAAGAATATGAAAATTTCAATAAAGAGTGTTTAAATCAAAGGAATGGAGAGTGAATTATATGGACATTGAATATCAAGAAAATAAGTTTAGAGCAAGTATTATGTTAACAACACCGTATCCCGGAGAAATGGAGTTGTTACGAACAATATATTTGAAATTAATGGAAAATGATGATGAAAAAGATAAGATTTTAGAAAAGATGATACAATGAACCATAGTGAAAGAATGACTGAACAAGAACGATTTACTAAAAAAGATATGAGTAAAACTGTTTATGTAGCATTATTTAACTCAAAATATTATGATAACCCTTTTCCTTTATGTGTTGCTATAACCGAAGAAAAAGCAATAGAAGGGGCTATTAGAAATGTGGAAGGATATTATAATCCTCGTTATGAGGTTTTTACGGCAGAAGACTTTGATGTGTATAAAATGGAGTTGAAAGAATGACTGAAAAACGAGAAATAACTATTGTTCTTGAAGATGATTTTGGTAGAGCAACAACAAAAATAACAACTAAATTATCCCCACCACAACTAATGGATAAAATACTGGAAGTGTTAGAATGACTGAAAAGGAACGAAATACATATCCTAAATGGATACATTGCGGATTAATCGAAAGAAACGCATCAAACCATAGAAAATATGTAGCAAGAGGAATCACAGATGAAAACGAACCTTTTAGTTTAAGAGAAGTAGGAAATGCACTAAACGAAACAGTAGATATATTCATTGAATTAGAAAAAGAGAATGAGAAATTAAAAAGAGAAAATGAATACCTACAAGGACAAATGGATACTCAAAAACTCATTAACAAATCATTAAAAATCAACGAGGAGTACAATAAAAAAGCAATACAAAAATTAACTGTACAGAAATTAGAAATAAGAAAATGGATTAATGATAAAATCTCTTATTTAGAAAAAAAATACGAATTTGGACAAACAGAGTATAAAGGTTGTCCAATGCATAATATCCAGTTTGGAATTAATATTTTGAAGGAATTACTGGAATATTGGGAGGAACAAGAGAATGACTGAACAAGAACGATTTACAATTACTATATGTGATAATTACAGATGAATATTAAAAGATAAAGACTCTTCTTTCGCAATAACATTGAGAGGAATGTGTTCTGAAGCAGAAGTAAAATTATGCGACACATTGAATAGTTTACATAAAGAAATTGAGGAGTTAAAAAAAGAAAATGCAATGTTGAAAACTAGAATTGCAACAAATGAAGCATATATTGAAAGAATGAAACACAAAGGAGAATGGAGAAAATGACTGAAAATAAATGTATTAAAACTGGAAAAATTGATGAAACTAAATTTAAAAAATATAGAAAAATACCTGTTACAATCGAAGCATATCAAACAGATGAGGAAATAGAAATAGAAACACTTGAAGGAATAATGAAAGCACAAAAAGGAGATTATATTATTAAAGGAGTTAAAGGTGAATTATATCCTTGCAAACCGGATGTTTTTAAATTAACATATGAAAAGGAGTTAGAAGAATGACTAAATTTACCCTTGCTAATCTTGGAAAAGAAGTACAAAGAATAAAATTCGATATAGAAGGAATGGATTATAAATCTGCAATGGGAAGATGTGAAAAACTTGATGAGTTAATATATGCAATAGAAGAAGGAGAACATGAATTGGTGATAGACAATGAAACCTGTAAAATTGAATATTCAATGAAACCTGTAAAATTGAATATTGATGAACATGATTTAAAGGTTGCAATATGTCGCACACGTGAAGAGTATTTAAAATGTAATGAATTAGCTAAATCGGAACAGTTATTAATATCTCATTTTGAGGATTATTTGTTGGTTTATTTGTTTGATAAATTAAAAAATGTATGTAAAATAGGAGGTGTAATAGATGACTGAGAATTTAAGATTTATCTATTTAGATACTGAAACTACTGGTTTAAATCCTAAAAAAGATAAAATTATTGAAATTGCAATGGTTGTAGTTGAAAATGATGTTATTATAAAAGAATATGACAAATTCATCAATCCTAATGAAAAAATTAGTGAAGAGGTTACTGAGCTAACAGGAATTAGCAATGAAATATTAGAAAAAGAAGGCATTAGTGAAGTACAGGTTATGTGGGATATTTTCGATTTATGGAAACCTGGTACAGTAATCATTGCACATAACACACAATTTGATTTATCATTTGTATATGAATTATTAAAAAGATATACACGATTTGCATATAATATCATTCAAAATTGCTATTATATTGATACTTTAACTATTGTAAAAGATAGAAAAGCATATCCACATAAACTTTGTGACTGTTGTGAATATTATGATGTAGAAGTTGATAATTTCCACAGAGCAATTGATGATACCAAAGCATTATACAATCTAGTTGAAAAACTTGATGAAGAAAGAGATGATCTAAAACATTATACAAATATTTTTGGTTTCAATCCAAGATATGGAGTAACAGGTGAAAAATTTAGTATTATTAAATATATTCCTCAAGCATTCCATGATTGCATTTGTTGCTCAGAAGAAATTTTACCACATCAAGAGGGATAATATGGTTTTAACAGACTGGATGGATGACCAATCCTTACTCAAACAATTAAACAAAATGAGCTTTGAAGAAATAATACAAATGCTCAAATCTGAACTCACACACGGAGGAGAAGTAGAAGAATTAGGAAATGGTTTAATATGTGTTTATAAAGCAGGTTGGAGTGATAATGAACACCTTGTACGTTTATTAATATCCCCATTCTGCATACACCGGTCCAATTATATCGGACATATTTATGCCTCTGATTATTTTACAAGGGATAAGGATAAGAAGTATGATTATAATTATGATATTGTTGCAACTAAGAAAAAAAGGTAGGTAATATGGCTATTTGTAATTACTGTGGAAAAAAATATACAAAAACACATAATAGAGAAATGTATTGTAGCAATAAATGCAGATACAATGCATTAAGAGAACAAAAAGCAGCATACCAAAGAAAACGCAGAAAACTAATACGTGAAGGAGTATTAATAAGTTGTGAAACTACAAAAGTAGGTTCAGTATTCTTTCCTAAAAAAATAGGGGACTGGGAATTAGAAGAAAAATATATTCAAAGAGCAAAAAATGCAGCAAACATAACTTTCTAATTTTCCACCTTTACATATTGAAGAATAAAAATAAAATTATTCTTCACAGCTACATGGCAGATTTTTCTCTCGGGTGTAAGAAGATTTTAAAAAAAAACACGGTATATTGGGAGGCTATGGGACAAAATGTTTTTTAATATCTTTTTATACTCTAATCTATCATAAATTCTTCTAAGCTATCTATTAAATAATTATCTGTTTTACTTGAAATAAACCTCCTAAATTGGCGACTCCCAATATACCATTTTAACATATTTACTATTTTTTTATATAATTTTCTAATTTTCCACCTTTACAAATTGAAGGATATAAGTTTGTAGTTTAAATTTATGTTTTGACATGTGTTTAGGAATTTTTTTTATAGTAACCAAAATTTAAAAAAAATCCTAATTTTATTAAAATTTTTAAATTGTAAGTATATTTACCACCCTTAAACGAAATACTTTATTTTTTTAAACACAAACTTTAAAATCCTTTATATTTATTTTTTTTTATTTAAATATTATAGTTGAATTCTAAATTATAAAAAATTTTAAAATGATTATGAAATGTAAATTTTGCGGAAAAGAATTTAAAAAAATACATAATAGACAAATGTATTGTAGTGAATACTGCAGAAAAGAAGCAGATAAAGAAGCTACACGTAATCGTGTACATAGATGGTATCATAAAAACAAATATAAGCTGAACGAAAAAAGAAGATTCGGTTTAGGAAGCGGAACATTAGGCGCACATCGTTATAATGATTTCAATAAAGAAGAACAAACAATACAAAAAGAAATGTCACGATTAAAACTCAGAAAATAACTAAAAATTTTATTATTACTTTTAAATCGTTAGAGTGTATAATGAGATGAAACAAAAAAATCAACTACATAATTTACAACATTTTGAAGGAATATGTACAGAATGTCAATCAACGGAATTATTAATCGACAATTTTCATGGTTACGTATTCTGTGCAAACTGTGGTTTAATTATTCAGAACATTTCATCTCAAAAAAAATAATATACAAAGGTGAAACATATGGATTTTGACAATAAAACAATTTTAATCAGTGGACTTGTATTTGGATCAATCGTAGCAATGTATCTCAGGTATAATGATATAGCATTAGCTATCGTTTCAGGTCTTGTAGGTTATCTTTCAAAAGATGCTATTACAGTAAATAAAAACAATACAGATGACTCAGAAGTTTTAATGGATGATACTAATGAAGACTCTATCTGAAAAACTAGAAGCAGCAGGTTACCATAAACTGTTTTGGATAAAAAACTATTTCAAAACAGTTTTAACAAGTACTCTTATAAGCTCAGGTGTAGGATTAATTATCACTGGTGAATTAACACGAATGAAAAATCGAGGATGGTCTTCAACAGAATTACAGTTAGGCGTATTATGTATAGTAGCAGCTGCAATAGGCACATACATAATAGACAAGTACTTATCAAAAAAAGAAAAAGAAAAAGAAGCAATAATAGAAAAACATATCAACGAAAAAGCACAAGAAATTGCCGAACAAAAAATATTAACTGCTATGGAAAAAATAGAATAAATTGGAGGGTATCCTGTTGTGTCTAATAAAAAACAAATTACAAATTGGAAAAACCCAATATGGGAACAACAGGATAATGAACCTGACAGAGCTTATTTTTATCTTGACAAATTTTTAGATTTTGATGACTCTTTATTTTCTTTTTCTAAATATTTAGCAAGGGTTTATAAGGATGAATCAAAAAGGTCTCTTTTTTTCATTAGATATGACATTCAGAAAAATAAAAAAAATGAAAAGGAAATTTCTAAGAAAAAGAGAAAAGTTTCTCCTAATTATGATATGCTTAAAAAATGGAGTAGGCGTTATAAATGGAGAGAAAGGAAGTTAGAGTATAAAAATAATAAAGCTCGTGAAATTAAAAAAGTTCTGTTTGATAAAGAAGTTGCTAATATTGAAGAAATATTCAAGTTAGAAACTGAAAATCGACTTTTAGTTTTAAGAAAACAAAATCAGCGGTTGAAATCTGAAGATTATAATCCTTATCATAATAAAGCTGATGCTGAAACTCAAAAGATACTGCAAGATAGTATGTATAATGACCGTCATTTTGATAGGGACGAATTTGAGGAATCTGAGGATAATTCAAACACTGATAATGTTGATGTAAATCCTACTTGGGAAGATCCTGAAGTTTATAATGAAAGAATTAGAGCTATTGAAAAATTAATTGATAAAAGACAATGATTACTACTGATAAGGACATACTTTACAGGAAAGCTCAACATTTAACTTTTCCTGAATGGAGTATAATGGTAAACAATGGCTTATGGAAGCCACGTGATTTTGATTTAGTTATTAGTGAGCTAATACAATATGCTCTAAGAGGTAAAGTTAGTAGAATTCTATTATCTGTACCTTCAAGACATGGTAAATCTACTTTAATTAGTCGGAACCTTGCAAGTTATTTTTTATCATATTATCCTAATGAGAAAGTTATATTGTCTGCTTATAGTCAAGGTTTAGCATCTGATTTTGGAGGTCAGGTAAAAGATATAATAAATTATTATGGTTATCTTTCTCCTTACAATGTAAAGCTAAGTACAGATTCCAGAGCAAAGAATAAATTTAATATACAAAGCCCTTATCGAGGACAAATGTTAGCAGTTGGAGCTGCAGGTTCTATTATGGGTTTTGGTGCAGGACTTTTTATTGTTGATGATCCTATAAAAAATGTTGCTGATGCTGAAAGTGAAGTAAAACAAGAAAAACTCCGAGAATGGTTTGGAGGAGTAGTAAGGTCCAGATTAGAAAGACGTACTAATAGAAGACCTCCAATAATTATTGTTATTGCTCAAAGATTACATGTAAATGACTTACATGGAATCATCAAAGCAACTTCACCAGTAATTGATGCAATAGATGCATATGAAATACTTAGAAATGGCGGTACAATACCTCAGGATACATGGGTGGACCTAAATATTCCTGCAATATGTGTAGATCCAACAAAAGATATACTACATAGAAAAGAAGGTCAGGTACTTTGGGAATATCAACGTGATTATGAGTGGTTAATGGCTGAAAAAAGGGATATAGGATCATACTTATTCAATGCTATTTATCAAGGAATGCCTGTAGAAAGAGAAGGAAACATTTTCAAAAGAGAATGGTTCATGGATGAAACAACAGGTGAAATTTATAATCAAATATCTACAATTCCTGAAGACTTACCTATGCTCCGGTATTGGGATTTTGGAGCATCAGGTAAAAAAGGAGATGCAACAGCAGGAATGTTATCTGCTTGGGATGGTGAAAATATCTATTTTTTAAATCTTGTATCAGGAAAATTCACTGCAAATAAAGTTCTTACTCAATTCAAAAAAACTGCAAAAAAAGATGGTAAAGAGATAAAAGTCAGAGTAGAACAAGAACCTGGTGCAGGAAGTAAACTTTTAATCAATAATTTCAGAAGAGACCCGGATTTTAAAGGGTATAACATCAGAGGAGACAAAGTTAAATATTCTAAAAAAGTAAGAGCATTTGACCTTGAAGCTCTAGCTGAAGATGGGAGAGTTTACTGGTTAAAAGGTGATTGGAATATGCAAGTAATCGATCATCTAGTAAGTTTCACTGGTAAAGAAGGACGTCCAGATGATATTACTGATGTCTGTACTGGTAGTGCTAGGCATTTCAGACGTAAAAAATCAAAAATCAATGCATAAAAAAAAATATGGGAAGGATATTATGACAAAAACTGAATCTTTTATAGTAACAGTAGATAAAAATGATAAGATTAATGTAATTGACGAAATTGAATTAAAGAAATATTCAAGTGATAAAGCACAAATTGACCCTCAAACTGGGTCTAAACAAATGCCCCAGGACTCACTTTTACATGGTCAAAGTGTACTTCAACCTAAATATAATGCTAAACATCTCATCGATTTATTAGATATTTACAGTTATCATGCCGATTGTGTAGAAGCTGTAGCAACTGATACTGCAGGAATAGATTATACTTTAGACCCTATACCTGACATGGAATCAGTCGAATCAGAAAAAGAATTATTCAAAGAAGTATTAGAAAACAGTAAACCTTCTATCAATGTACATCTCAAAAGATGTATTTATGATAGACGTGCTATAGGGTATGGTGCATTAGAAGTAATAAGAGAAAGTACTAGTGAATCCCAGATTATGAGATTAAAACATATACCATCACATACTTTGAGTAGACATACTGATTTAAAAAGAGTTTTACAGGTTACACCGGATGGAAAACATATTTGGTTTGTCATCTATGGTAAAAATTATGATGAAGACGGTAATTATGCTGATTGTGATGCGGATACAGGTGAATGGTGCCCATATAATAGTCTTCCACCAGAAAAAAAAGCTAACGAAATACTCTGGACTATGGAATATGCACCAGGCACAGATTATTACGGAAGACCTCCTATTATTGCAACCTTAAACAGTATACAAGGAGATATTTCAGCAGTTGAATATAACACTGCATTCTTCAAAAATAATGGAATGCCTCAATTTGCAGTAACAGTAACCGGGGATTTTGTAGATTATTCTGAAGAAAAATATATTATGAATGATAAAGGAGAAAAAATTCTAAATCCTGAATATGATGAAACTCAAACCTTAAGACATAAAATTAGTGAACAGATTAAACAGGTTATAAAAAATCCTCACAGTGCAATTTGTATTACAGTTCCGACCGAATCAGAAGAAGGAAATGTAGAAGTAAAAATTATTCCTCTTGCTGTAGAAACAAAAGATGGGCATTTTAGAATGTATCGTAAAGATACAAGAGATGAAGTAATACATGCTCATCAAGTAGATCCATCACGTTTAGGTGTCTTTGATAGTGGTAATTTGAATGGTACTAATGCGAAAGTAACTAAACAAAGTTACAAATATGGTACTATAGCACCTATAAAATCTGAAGCTGAAGCAATGATTAACCAAATAGCATTAGATTTAGGTGTTACTTCATGGAAATTCAGGATAAATGATGTTGACCCTATAGATTATAGTAAAGATATTGAATTAGCTGACTTTTTATTTGCTAGAGGTGCAATGACTATCCTTGATTTAATAAATGTATTTGGAGATAAATTTGGTTTAAATGTAGAAAATCAAGATGACCCTTATTTAAACAGTCGATATATAAATAATACGCCTTTGGAGAAGCTGTGGAATACTACAGAAGCAAATCCTTACTTAGAAGTAGATAGTATTTTACAAGATTACGAAAACAAACTAAAAGGTACTGATAACGATGACAAAGGCAGTGAAGAAACAGATACTAGCAGCACAAATAGCGAGTAAAAGAAGTGAATTAAACGAAAATAGCCTTTATCTAACTTTATCTGCTTTTTTCGAAAAACTAAAACAAAAAGTATTGAAAGAATTTGACACTTACTACACTGACGATATAATGTTACAAGGTCAACTAGATCTAATTCTAGCACCTATACACATTTCACACAAAACATATTTCAATATTATAAAAAAACATATTAGAAAAGAGCATAAATTAGGTGCATCTGAAGCTAAAAGACTTGTCAAATTAGCACAAAAAAAACATAATAGTTCAGATAAAGCAGAAAAACTCCCTATCAATAGCATAATAAAAAAAGGAGAATTATTTGGGACAAGTGAATACAGTAGACAAAAACTATTCAATCAAAGTTTCAAAGCATCTGAAAGTACAAAGGAAAGAATAGATTCAGATATAAACAAAATACTATCAGATGGATATACTGAGGGATGGGGTCAAAATGCAATAGCAGCAGATATAACCAAAAGATTTGACCAACTCAAAGACTGGGAAGCAAAAAGAATTGCTAGAACAGAAATACACAATGCACATAACATGGGCATGATGCAAACATATGAAGAAATGGATGTTGAATATATACAATGGAATGCTGCTCATGATGCTAGAGTAAGAGATTCACATGCAGAACTATCAGGTGAAATCACAAAATTTGGATCAACATATAGTAATGGGTTATCTTATCCTGGAGATACAAGTGGACCTATTGAAGAATGGATTAATTGTAGATGTGTAAATTCACCTTTTGTTATTCCGCCAGGTTATATAGCACCTACTTTTACACCTTTTAGAGAAGAAGATTTAATAGCAACATTAGATTTCTGGAACCAAGACGCAATAATATCAAAAGCAACAAATGAAAGCATTGACAGAAATGCAATGTTATATGGGGTTCCTATTAAAGAAAGTTTAATAAAAAATAATTTTGCTATACCTACAGAGGATTTATCGGAATTTGGAATCAGTAAACAAGGATTAAAAACAATACAACAAATCCAAAAAAGAAATTTTGGTGAATCAATTGAATATGGTTTTCGTTTTGATAAAAAAACGGGGAAAATATTATCTGATGAGTTACAAGGAAATGGTAAAAATGTTGATATCCCTGCTTCAAAAAGAGGGAAATTCAGTACAATTCATAATCATACAGGAGATAGTTTAAACCCTCCTTCCGCTGATGATTTTTATACATATTTTAATTACAAAAGAGAGGATGTCGCAATAAACCTTTCTAGAAATGAAACATGGTTAATTAAATCAGAAAAATTTAATTCAAAAAAAGTAGAAAAAATTTGTCAAAAAGTTTATAATGTTGAAGTAAAACAAATCAAAAAATTAAATAATGAATATGAACAGTTAAAAATGGTAGTTCAAAAAGGAAAAATGTCTCAAAAGGAGCTTGATAATTATTTAGCTAATGAATTTATTAATAAGCACAATAAAGAATGTGGAGATAATCTTTTAAAAGAATTATCAAATATTAAAGGTTTAAAAGTAAAAAGGATTTTCAATGATACAACTATAAATCCTGACAAAATTAAAGATTTAAAAAATATTAAAACAATTAAACCTAATAAAAAATCAAAATACTCCCGTAAATCACCTCAAATTATAGGATATGATGATTATGCTTTAAACGAATCGGAATTAAAACGTTATGAAGAATTAAAAGAATTAAAAGAAAAAGAAGGAGGTTTAGGTTTAATTCAAAAAAGGTCTTTTAATGAATTAGCAGATAGAAAAGAATTTAACGAACTAAGAAATAAAATCCTCCTAAAAGGAGGGGACCCAAATAATGTATTTGAATTAGATGGTGCTGAAGGAGTAAGATATGAAAAATTATTTAAAAAATTTGAAAATTGGGTTCCAAAAGAAAAAATTGAAATAAAACCAATAAAAATTAATAAAAATGAATTAAACATAAATAAAGACGCATTTAAATTAACATCTGACGAAAAAAACATCTACAAACAATTAAAAACTAATACAGCAGCATTATCTAAAGAAGAAAGACAATACAAAATAGTCTTAGATGATAAAATAGAACTTAATAAACTACATAACAAATTAATAAATGAAGGTTTAGATAAATTTGATTCTGAAAAGTACATAAAATTATATTCCCAATATAGTAAAGAATGGGATTTACCAGAATTAACCACAGATTTTAAATTTACAACCAGTTATGGTGTGGATTATAGATATACAGATGAGTTTAAAAACATAAAAGAATTTAAACTTTCTAAAAAAGATGCGGAAAAATTATACGAGTTAGAAAAGAAAGAATTAATAGGACAAAAATTAACATCAAAACAATTAAAAGAAATGGAACTTTTACAATCACAGGAAAAATTCTCTTATTTAACCCAATTAAATAAACAAAATAAAGGATTGAAATATGAACATTACGAGGAATATAAAAAATTATTTAAACAATTAAAAACAAAATTAAAATTAAATAAAAGTATTTTAGAACAACCATTATCAAATTATAAATCAGATATTCCTTTAGATAAAAATCCTAAAAATTTCAAGAAATTTAAAGGAACAACTGATGATGGTTTACTACCAAATGGCGAAAATATAGAAGATTTCTTTACTATTGATGCACGTGAAATGACAAACCGAGAATATGAGGTAGCTCAAAGATGGTTAGGTTCAGATTATAAAGCATTTACCAATTTTGAAGTAGATTGTGAACGTGATGTTAAAAAATTTGAGAAATATATTTATGAAAAAGCAAAAGCATATGAAAAAGACAATTCACTTAAATATTATCAATATTATTATGATGAGATTAGAGATAGAGCAACTGGTAAATTGTTAAAATCTGAGGCTAAGAAATTAGCTGGAAGTATTGCTCATGATGTTCCTACTTTGGATAATATCTTGAATAATCAATTAAAACAAGGTATGACATTATGGAGAGTTCAAGAAAATCATAATTTACCATCAACTGTTGTTGGGGATATTATGGAGTTCCCTAATTTCCGTTCAACAGCAATATCTAAAAAAGGTGCTTTATGGTTTAGTGCTACTAATCGTAAAGAAATGAATTATATTATTGAAATTGAAGCGCCAAAAGGTACTCAAGGTTCCTATCTTGCACCGATTAAACAAGGTAATTGGTATGCTCCTCCAGAAGACCCTCATAATCCTTTGAATGGCACCCCTTACGCAAATGAGATGGAGTTTTTACTTAAGAAATGTAAAGTAAAGTTAGTAAAATTTGGAGGAAAACCTGTTAAAGGTGCTAATGGTGAAGATTTAATTCCTATAAAATTAAGAGTAGTTGGTTACAAATGAAAAGAGCAAAAATTATAAATATTAACTATTTGATGAAACATTCTGAGGAAATTATTAACAATACTTCTGTTCTATTTCCCGAATGGTTATATAGACGTTCTAAAAATTCTACTGATGAACCTTTACTAAAAGATATTTGGGATCGTATGTATCAAAAACATCAAATAGAATCTGGTAATTGGTATATTTTTGGTAGAGGTGAACGTTGGATTGGTAAAAATGAAACTTGGGAAGAAGCTGAAGATCGTATAGTCAGAGATTATTGTAAAGCTACCGGTCATTGGGACTTATTCATATGGGAGGAAGTGGAAAAATGAAACATTTAGAATTAAATCATCAATTTATAGAAGACCATATTGAAGAGTTGATAACACTTGAAGATTATGTTCCATTTTCTTTTGCTGATTATGGTGTTCAAGATAAA